GTAGGAAGAGTAGGAAGAGTAGGAAGAGTAGGAAGAGTAGGAAGAGTAGGAAGAGTAGGAAGAGTAGGAAGAGTAGGAAGAGTAGGAAGAGTAGGAAGAGTAGGAAGAGTAGGAAGAGTAGTCGTAGGAAGAGTAGGAAGAGTAGGAAGAGTAGGAAGAGTAGGAAGAGTAGTCGTAGGAAGAGTAGTCGTAGGAAGAGTAGGAAGAGTAGGAAGAGTAGGAAGAGTAGGAAGAGTAGGAAGAGTAGGAAGAGTAGTCGTGAGCGTTCAAGAGAGAGTAGGAAGAATTTGGATAGTGTACTCTATGTACGTACAAAGAAGGAATTGATGAACGAAAATATTGAGAACTTGAAAAAAGAGCCTGTGGTAATAAAACATAAATTATCAACATCAGGGTCTAAGGAAGAGCTTGTCGATAGAATTATGCACGCGCCTCGTGTTTGTGTACTCGGGAAACTAAACAGAGAGCAGAGGGTGGCGAGATATATGGCCGACAGTATGGATGATTTGAAGGAATACGCTGTGCATCTTGGAGTATCGACTAGAGGATCCAAAGATGAGCTTGTCAATAGAATTATGAAGGCTCGTTGAAGACACACTTCCGGGTCGAAATGAGAGTGAGATAGATACACTCGATATCTATGAGGGTTATCCAGACCACTATACTAGGAAAGTAATGGATGTCTATCATGGGAATAACAAGATTAGAGCGGTTGTTTACATTGCTCGTCCAAATAAATTGAAGAAGGGGGTAATAGTGTCTAATGAATATGCTGAACATATACTTCGTGATATCTATGCTGGTATCATCGAGAGCTGATGGATATATTAACGCTACCCAGCTTTGTAAGGCTGGGGGGAAACAGTTTAATCACTGGTATTCTCTAGATGGAACTGGAGAGCTTATAAGGACTCTGGAAGAGGAAATTCTAAATCCCGACATCTCGGGAATTAAAATTGTTGAGACGAAATCCGGTAGGTATGGAGGCTCGTGGATTCATCCAGATTTGGCCATACAACTCGCCCAGTGGATTTCTCCTAAATTCGCAGTTCGCGTTAGCAGATGTCTGTATAGGTCTGTCATTATTTTGGAGTTGAAGGTGAGGAAATCAATTTGAGGAAGTCATTTTAAACTGTTATAATCGCATTTATTAAATGAGAATTAAAGATTTGACTTCATAGAGAAATGGTTAAGAACTACAGACGATTTGTAGAGACTGCTCTCACTCATGACGAACTCAGAGTGAAGAATCAACAGACAGCGAAAGGTGCTAGATGGTGCAACGTATTCTGTCAGGATTATAGAAGTGTTGACGAGTTTCATGAGAAACTATCATGGTGCAAAGAATGCAAGAAATTGTTGGATCAAGGCGTGAAACAGATCGAAGATGGTCGGATTACTACTGAGGAATTTAAGGCAAACCCCCATATAGTCCATCCTGCGATAATTGAGATAAATGAGACCCAGAAATGCGACACGTGCCACGAGACAAAATCTGTAATGCAATTCGAGGGTATGAAACGTACATGCATGGGATGTTGGTCTTTGAAGAACAGCAACACAACCAAGGGTCAGACTGAGAGTGCGATCGAAAATATCGAGAAACTCAAGGACGATATGCATGCACTAGAGAATTACATAAAGAAACAGTCAAGTGGGGCCTTGAAGTGCCTCGTAACTCATTACAAGGTTGGTAGGAAATCAAAGGACAAGAAATCAGAGATGATTGAGAAGTTATTAACACATTTCCGTACTGTAAGAAAAGTATTTCTCTGTATTGGAGGTTGTACGCTGCAGATGCCGAGAGCACGAATGTGTTGCAGGAAATGCAAGACAAAACGAGCTAATCAGTCAAGCAACGCAAAACAAGTCGAACTCTCTGCAAATATCGATGAAGTTGTTGCAAAGCTTGTTCGAATTGACCCGAAGAAGGGTTACGACCTGTACAACATTGAGGAAATGAAGATCATATACAGAAAACTTGTTGAAGAGAAGCTTGGGAGAAAGAACAAGGCTGAAATGATTGAGAAGGTCAACGAGGCTCTTGAGAAGCGTGCAGGTGACGAACAAGCTCTTCTTGAGATGGCAACAAGTGTTGATACTAACATGCCAGAACTTGTTTTGAACGACATTATCGTGTCATCGCGTGCAGATGGATACGTAAATGCAACGCAAATATGCAGGGCTGGAGATAAGGTATTTTGTGAGTGGTTGCGATTAGATAGAACACAGGCTTTCATTAAAGCGTTCGCTATAAAGAAGTGTGTATCAGAGGAGTCGCTTATCGAGTCAACGTCTGGACGATATGGAGGGTCATGGGTCCACCCAAACCTTGCTATTCCACTTGGGCAGTGGGTATCTACAGACTTTGAAATAATGGTGAGTATGTGGGTGCTAGAGGTGGCAACCGCAGGAGGCATTGTGTGCGGTAAAGCACAATCACAAATAACAATCAATTCACTTGAGGACGAGCAGAAGCAAACTGTAGAGAAATTAAAAAAGGAAACAAAGGCAAGGCGACGATTGCTTAAATCCCGCCAGCATCATAAGTTCAAGCAAGGGCGTGTCCTTTACATTATCTCTGATGGAGATAACAATGAGGAGAAGTATAAACCAGGAATTACCGATGATGCTAACGAACGTTTCAAAACACACCGGTCAACAATGAGACAACCAAAACTAGAGTATCTGATGTACATAGACAATAACAAGCTATTGGAAGATATCTTAAAATCCCATTACTTCTATGATAGGGGCGATCATGCTAATCATGAATGGATAGAGGGTGTCAAACTAAAGGAGATTATCCAGTACGTCGAAGCTATGGCTACTTCTGTTTGTCATGAGTTTACACTTGCCGACGAGAGCGATATAAACAAATATAATGCCGATTTGATGGCATAAGTTCTAACTATGGGGAATCCATTTAATAGATTCTAACTATGGGGTGGTCACATAGTTAACTATTTTGACTGACCATTCAGTCAAAATACCATCATATCCCTCTATTTTCTTCAACGCCTTATACAAAGGGTTCTTCGTATTCAGTGTTGTATCTAGCGTGGTGGAATTTCCAGAAGTCGTCGCATCCAAATCGGAATGATTTTGGTACGGGCGTTGCCTTGTAGTAGTATACGCAGTCTTGCCATTCGCTAGTGTGGGCTGCGTTGTGTATGTAAAGTGCTGTGTAGTCGTTAGTGATTTGGTCCATGACTTCGCAGAACATGTGGAAGTCGGGGATAATACTGGCGTAGTTCTCCCATAGAACCTTGCGGTTCCTCAAGTTTGGTTCACGTAAGATAAAGACGCCGTCAACACTTGTTCTTATAACGGGTTTGATATCCAACGCGAACTGTAAACTTAGAATGTACAGCATCTTGAAATGCCTTCCTCTTTTATATAGACCGTGTTGGAGGGGTTTATTGAATATCCGCGGATCATCGGTACAATCATCAAGAAGACAGACTGCCCAAGGTACTGGAAGGTGTTCTTTCGCCAGTCTCTGACGTCGTACGAAGTCTTGGAGTTTGGCTTCATCGTAATCGGGATATACGAAGAGATCGGGGAAAATCTTGCTGTAGAATCCATTACTTAGCTCTGTTCCGCTCATGGCGATTCCCACTGGGAAGATATGTTTCTTCGCGTACAGTAGAGATGCAATGAGGGTTGATTTACCGGTGTTCCGCACAACGTCACAACTTCCGAGGAGGAATCGGTGATTGCCATCGATCGTGAAACCGTAATAGTCGTCTTCTCCCACTGAAACGAGGGAAAAGTTGGATGATAGAACGTTTACACTTGATTCGCCGAATGTTAATTGTTTGCAAGGGAGGCTGTTTAGGTCTCCTCTGATGGTGATTCTGTTCATCGCCCCTCCGTTCCACGTTCGCAACGTTGTCACAGTGGCGAGTAGTCCTAAACTCCTAGCTAGGAAGGAGATGCGATTTGTTTCTACTTGTAATGTGTGGTAAATATCGACTGCGTCGTCTGCTGATTGATTGCCGCAATTATCGATAAGTCCTGCTAGAAGGGCTCGTCGATTATCTCGGTTGTTGATAATATAGTAATTGGGAATCGTTGTGTGAACGATCCCATTGTTACTTTTCCCAAGAACATTCCCAAAAGTGTACGGAGATACGTTTAGGACGCTTTCTGGGAAGTCGACGGGAACGCGAAAGATCTTCCAATCGTCTTGCCATTCTGGACTTGAGAGACATTCTCTGACGGTGACTTCAGTAATTTCCTTCTTGTCGTTGATAAGGACAAGTTTGTGACCTTCATTAACGGTGTACGTCTCACCATATTCTGGAGTAACTGCGTACATACTCTCACGATTACGGCAGAGTGAAAGAACTGTTCGTGGAGTGGAATCGTCGCCCATAATTGTGTCACCTTGCTGGATATCCTCAACATTTGCTAGGGAACCGTCGTAACGCATAATGTTGGTACCTCTTGCGAAGCACCCTGGTTTTCCAATAACGACGAGTTTGGCCCCGCCTTTGTCCGACTCGTGCATATCTCGAGTACTAGGGGCGATGATCTCTGGGTCGAGTTCTTTGACTTTAACTACTAGTGGGCTAGACATTTTATACCTTACACAATCGTTTTAAGTCGGATTAAGTCAAGAACACGGATATCTCACGCCATCTCCCCCTTTTCGTTACCAATCTGTAACTCTGTAGCCACTTCGTTTTCCCTCTCGAACATCTTCCTCGCATACAGTTGGTACATACTATGATCCAACAAGAAGGTAAGGAATAGCCAGGTCACCATGAGTGTCGACGCAACAGAAAGAACTACATCTCCGCACTCACCCCCATGATCATCGAACAAAGAAACTAGACATCCAATAATCCATGCAAATATCGTTAAATTCTCGAAAAACGCGACTACGGAAAAACATACCAACATACCTCTTCCTTTCGTAAAGCGGACAATAACGAAGATAAGATTGATGAGGGTAAATCCGCCTTCTACCCCTGATAGAATTTTGAGAAGGATATAAGGCATTTCATGACTCTCACTGCAGTACTCCTCAAACCGGAGCATCAACCCGCATATATTCACAACCGTCACATTCACTATGAAGTACATGAGGAACGCCGATAGTTCCTTTTTTTTCTCGATAGCCATATCTGTCTTGTATGGTTAATCGTATAATAAAATTCAATTCGTAGACAATTCTCATCTCTTTTTAAAGTCGATCCCCTGGTGGATATATCGGGATTCAAAGCCCGCAATCATCTCTTTGATATCATATATCGAATCTCTGAGGGTGATATATGCGGGAGATGTAGTAAATGTGCATGAGTTGCTGCAGATATAACATGTTAGAATTCCTACAGCTGATGCACCAATCCTGCTCGCGGCTGGTTTCATCATGAATTGAGTGTCAATACTAAGGACCAGACCAACAGTAACGAACCCGACGCGCCTCCACCATCTAGCGTCTGTCTCATTCTTCACATCACTTCGTTCTTTTGCCATCATTTCTTGTTCAATGCGTTCTCCGAGGAGACGAAGGGCGACGTTTTTTCCCACAATGAGGAACAGGCCAGCCTCACGAATTATCTGTTGCTCGTTCTCTTTCTCTACCTCCGTGTACAATTTTTGTATGTATACATTCAGACTAATCATCATATTCTGAAACTCAACTGCCGCCAGGTTCTTAAGAGGTAATGTATCTACATTGACTCGGATAAGGGCACGGTGAATGTATATCAATTCTCGTCTAGCGTCGTTGTACACTTCGTCTATGCTTTCTGTTTGGACATCTTTCTCCATCTCCTCTCCTATCTCTTCCATCTCTTCCATCTCTTCCATCTCTTCAATCTCTTCAATCTCTTCAATCTCTTCAATCTCTTCAATCTCTTCAATCTCTTCAATCTCTTCTCCATTTTCTCCAATCATGATGAGATCCATGGCCAGTTTTATAAATAGAACATGAGAAATCAATTCTTGATGATCTTCCTAAACAACCAAGACCTATCGCGAGTCTGCGCTCTTGTCACTCGGAATCCCTGGACTATATTCCCCCGGAGAATATGACATTTCGGGACTATAGTCCCCAGGAGATTCTCCTTGACTATAGTTCCCAGGAGATTCTCCTTGACTATAGTTCCCAGGAGATTCTCCTTGAATATATACTTCAGGGAGTTCTTCACTTGACATCATCGGAGGACTAAAAGTTCGATTGCGATAGGTTATTGGTCTGTAAGATGGAGTGTACCCTATCTCATCCAAGATACTTTCTTGACGATCAACAGTGACCGAGTTGTTTTGAGGGAAGAACCATGGTTGAGTTGAACCTATCATATTAACACATCTATCGTACTTCTCACCATTATGATGTGCCTGATTGGATTTGTGTACTCCCTTGTATCCTAATCTGACAAGCGCCGCCTTGCAGTTCTTTATATGTGCTCCTCCGGCATGAATGACGACGAAACGTGAGTTTTTCCCTGCTCTTTGTAGATAATCATGTTTGTTTTTCATATCATACTCTTTAAAGATACGGGTCATGGTATATACATCCATTAATGCTGATGCAACTATGAAGAATACTACTGCAAGATCCTCAACAGGAACACCCATCCCTTTATTTCCTCTCGGTAGATAGCCATCGTACCTGGTGGCCAGTTCGTTCGCAATAGAAAGAACTATGTCGATATGTGTTCTTGGTTGTTTCATTTTCTCTTTCTGTCTTTTTACTAGTGGCATATCAAACATGAACTCTATGAGCTTCATAAAACTCACACACTCCCGTCCATCAATATATTCCGGATATATGCCAAGGTCCTTGCTCCCTGGTATTCCATGTTTTGGATCACCCTCGAATCCTTTTATCATGTCCATAGTTTCCCTTCCATAACTCTCTGGAATTTGCTCGTTTTCGTAAAGCAAGGTTACTGTTTTGTAACCCACATTCTCGAACCAGTCGGATAGAAACTTAACTGCCCGTTTTGGAACAAGTGACGCCAGCTCATCAAAGTTTCGTATGTCTGTCCAATGTATACGGCTGAGTTGACATTCAGGAGGTCTGTCTCTTGCGGGCAATGCATGTGTGCTAGCTGTCATACATTCATTCATTTGGGCACGAAGTTCACTCAAGAACATTGTATCCCGTCCAGTAGAAGAATCGAACATCGGAACTCCCTCAATATAGAAATCAATATACTCAGGACTTTTTATAAGAAGCTCGTAGTAATAATCTATTATATCGGTTGATGTATATCCAGGAATAAGATGGCACGCCATTTCGGCTCCATGCTTTTCCGAAACTAAATAGAATATCTTACCATCACGGTCAGGGTCGCGGCCTGCATCTGGATGTTCCATTCTCTCAATAAGGTATGGGCCACTGACCAATTCTCTGTTATCGATGAGTATACCTGGTGATTCTATCGCGTGCATTATTCGATCAAGTAATACATGTACCTCTTCAAAGTCTGGAGCTCTGTTGAGAACAGCATCTTTAACCACGTGAAATTCTTGAAGCGAAAGAAGGCATGCGTTTCTTCCGTCAAGCATGAGAACCTGTTCAATAATGTCTTCTACAATATTGTCGTCACGCTGCCTCTTCACAACTCCACCTCTCAATCGCCTTCCAACTCTAGATTTCCTACGAGATCTCCTAGGCGATGCCCGTCTAGGTGACTTCCTCCTAGATTTCCTATATGACTTCCTCATAGATTTCCTATGTGACTTCCTCATAGATTTCCTATGTGACTTCCTATGTGACTTCCTCCTAGATTTCCTATGTGACGTCATCCTAGATTTCATAGACGACTTCCTCCTAGATTTCCTAGGTGACTTCCTAATCACACCTACTTTGGATCTTCGTCTGGATCTCGATTTTCTCCTTGATTTCTTCGTTGAGAGAATCCGTTTGCATGATGGGTATGTTTTCATAACCTGTGAATAGCTAACGGCAATTGCCTGTGCGCGTGAGGAATAGTTTTCATGCATATTTATACTTATTTTGTCAGAGAGTCGTTGCTTGCATGAAGCAGGAGATTTACTTTTTCTCCTGCTCCTGATTTTTCGCCTGATCCTGCTTTTTTTCTCGGTCTTTCTCCTACTCTTCCTACTCTTCCCCATTTAATACTACAACAAGAATGTGAATAAAATTAACAAAAATGATTTTCGTTTCAATCTTCTCAATCAGAGAAGACATGGAAGCTCAATTTGCAGAACTAATGGACACAATTGATGATGTGAAGGAGAAGCTATCGGATGACGAATATCTCACGCTGTGTAACCAACTTCAAGAAGCACGGGATCTTTGTAAGTATGATAGTCTGTATATTGTTAAGTACGTCGACATGATTATCACAACAGATATTCAGACAACGTCAAAAATAGAGCAATGTGTGAAGAAGGAAGTGGTTCGTCCATGTGATTTCTTTACACATTACAAAGGAATGAGCGGCAGGAGTATGTTGGATGAGATAGTGATGAAAGTAAGGAGCGATATCAATATGAGTGGACATGCGAAAGTAACGAGGCGACAGGACCCGTATATGTCTAGGAATTCTGGTGATCCGGAAGCACTAGTGAATCTCTATGTTGAGGAAGGGGATATGTACGAAGATGCGATTCATGCACGATTAAACAGAAGCTTTGATGTGATTGTTTTATCTTTTGATCCATATGGGGAAGTTCATACTTCTGATCCTCCGTTGCATTCAATAATCAGTAACAAGTTGTTTGCAGAGATCGCTAAGAATATAGCTAATGGTGGATGGGTCGTTTCATCTGACGATGGTCGTTCTGTTAAAGAGAAAAATAATAATCGGATTAGGGCGTTTTGTGACGAGAGTAACCACTGGCACTCGGTTGAATATCGTGAGAGTATGTAGGCCATGAACAGTTGTTGTATAACAACAAACATGATTTTCACACGAAAGTATCCATACTTTCGTGTTTTTCTATTGTACGTCGAGGATTGGTCGTGAGACGGTCTTGTACGTTTATTGGTTCGCTTTGAATATCTTGCATGTTTTATTTTCTGAGTTAAAGAGTAAAGAATGTATGGTAAATTTGAATTTATGGGTAAAGAATCGAGTGAGATATGTGGAATGCGAGAGTTAAGCACAGTTAGTTATAAGGCCTTTAGAACGGCTGTAGAAATAGATATTACAAGTCTCCTCGACTCGTATATTTTATCTGAACATACGTCAATCACCAATGAACCAAACACAGACGAGTCCAATAAGTATCCACAAACTCTTGGATCTAAACTGAGAGTTTTCGAAAAACTTGCTAGCGGTGCATCAGCAAACGTATATGTAGCCAAACGTATCACTGATGGTGAAACAGTAGCAATCAAAGTTGTAGATAAGACGCTAAATAAATACTGGAAAGAAGAAGTGCAAATCATGGCAAAGATCAAACACCCGAATATTGTGAGACTTCTAGGTTTATATGAAACTGAAAAACTGGCGTGTCTTGTCATGCCTTACTATAGCGGGGGTGATCTATTCGCGAGAATTATGCGTAACCCAAATGATTTCGATGAGAAGAAAATGATGGAGACAGGTCTAGAGTTACTGAACGCTATTTCGGCACTGCATGCCAAGAACTTTGCACATCTGGATATCAAGCCCGAAAACTTCGCGTACGACGCAAAGGACAAACTTGTAGTTATTGACCTCGGAAATGCGACTCCTCTCACACAAGGTACTCTCAATAGGTTAGTAGGCACTCCACACTACTTGGCTCCTGAGGTTGCTTTCCATCGCAGATTTGACGCGAAAACAGATCTATGGGGTATCGGATACTGTATGTTCACCATGCTAGAGAAAACATTCCCCTGTGGAACAGTACGTAGTGGAGACGACGAATGTCCTGCGTTCGGTTTCATCGCAAAAGCCGTTGATGCCATTGTTGATTTATCAACTGAGGGTCGTTGCATCCTTCATAGCATGCTTGACCTTGTTGTTGCAAGACGCTCAACGATTGAAGAAGCGATAACCCGGATTACTAAGCATCTCCAATATTTCTGATATCTATAATTTTAATGCAACATACAAGTCTCTTTGATTTCATTGGAAACCAAAGAATAATAACACAATAATCACCTATTGAGTGATTATTGTGTTCATACATCTTTAACAAGAATTCCATGTCATACATAGTTTCCATTGTTTCATCCACCTAATCGAGTAAACTCCAAGAGGACGAGGTTTAAAGGAATGAAATTTTAAAAAATATGAACACTACAGCTGTTGACACCCCGAAGAAACCAGAAATCTCCTTTCGCGCCAGGACCCAAGACGCATATCAGCTCAAAGTTCTCGCGGAGCTACTCACGAATAACCTTAGGGTAGGTCATTTCGAGCTTGATGAGAAAGGTATCACCCTCCGACAAGTCACACTAGGGGATCATGCCCTTATCGACTTGAGGCTGAACGCGAAACGGTTTGCTGGCTACAAGTTCACTCATGATGAGAAGGCATTCCTCGGTCTTAACCTTGACCACTTCCACCGCATGCTTCGCTCTATCAAGAAGAAAGATTCGCTAGAGCTTTTTATTGACGACAACTCGCCTACAGATCTCTGTATCAAGACGAAGACGACGAAAGAGCAAGCACGAACGACACTTTCCACAATAAAAATCCAGAACAGTCAAAACTTGACGGTCGAAATGCCCACCGGTTACGGGAACCCGGTTATCGTGTCAAGTTCGGAGATACAAAAATCATTCAAAGATATGTTAAACATATCGACTACGATCAACGTGACCGCTTATGATTATCGGATTGCATTTTCGTGCAATGCTGACGGTCTATTGAAGCGTACGGTGGAGTTTGGCGAGGCCGATGAGGATGATGACGAGGAAAACGCGGGTAGGGTAATATACTGTCAAGATTTCGCAACCGATCAGTTAGGTCGTATTACCAAGATTGCTGGTCTGAGCAATACGATGATGATCTATGCACCACCTGAACCAGGTCTTCCTCTCCTCTTCGAGTCGGACGTCGGCACATTGGGGACTATCTCGATATACATCAAGTCAAAACAACAAATTGCTGAGGAATCCGAAGCATACGACTCCGAAGATGACGAGTAAGTTTGAGCAAAAAAATATTCTCTGCCTTTAAACAAAATGTTCCAGCATCACTATATTGTACAGGCCCTATTAGCGGTCGCGCTCGTTGCACTAACTATTTCTGTCGCCACACCCGATTGGGAAACCCAAGGCGATGATAATGCAGGATTATGGCAATCATGTGCGAAGCAAACCAACAAGAAAATAAAGTGCGGTACTTTGAATGAAGTTGGTAAAGAGAAGGGACAAGTAAATACTGTCCGCATCCTATCTATCATTGGAGCTGCATGCGCATTCTTAGGTCTTATGTGCTCCCTATTCGGACCGAATAAGTGGTGGACTATCGGATTCGCCTTCCTCACCACCGGATTTTCTGTCGCGAGTCTTACAATTTATGCCACAGAGGTGAAGACAAAGATTATTTCTCTGATTTCCGACAAGACTCTACCTAAATACGGATTCTCATTCTATCTTCAGCTTGTAGGCGCCATCCTCGCCGTGATTGCGATGGTGATTCCATTCCGTCCTGGGTATGTGCACCAAGTTATCACAGTCCCGGGTACGAAGCCATCAATGTCATCACCGATGAGACCATCAGGAATGCCGGGTATGAGGTCGTCGCCAGCTATGGGTTCAATGCATCTTGGGATGTAAGCCTCATTGTGTAAAATTATAAGTTTTTGTTTTCCTACCTTAAACAAAATGATCTTTCAGCAGCATTATATCGTACAAACGCTTTTAGCTGTTACATTGGTTCTTACCGTTATTTCTGTAGCAACACCCGACTGGTCAAAAGCGGGCGACAAAGATATAAATGAACATACAGGTCTTTGGAAATTATGTACCGCCCGCGGTAGTAATGGTGGATCAAAATGTACGGACTTGAATGAGAAGTTCCTAAAAACCTCACCCATAAAAATGTCAATGTTGAGCGCAGTAAGAGCCATGGGTATTATGGCGTGTGCCTTCGCATTCATCGCTCTTACATGCTCTCTCGTATGTACTAAAAAGTACGTAACCGTTCTATTTTCCGCGCTTACAGTAGCGTCTAGCGTTGCCGCTCTTGTAATCTACGCTACTGAGATTATGAAGGACATGAATAAAGACTCAACTGGCGATACGAAATCGAAATATGGATTCTCATTCTGGCTCCAACTCGTTGCAGCCTTCCTGGCGGTTATCGCAACCGTAGTGCCTTTGCGCCCAGGATACATACATTCAGTGACTTCTATCACCAACATTGGGAAAACTTAAAGCCTAACCTGAATCATCTCACTTCATTCTGAATTAAGATCAAATGTATAAACTTCTTACATATAACAAAAGCATGACTTATCAACATCACTACATTGAACAAGGCATCCTCGTAGTAGCCCTTATCTTCTTCGTAGTATCCTTAATCCTGCCCACATGGATAACGGCTGTACAAAATGTTCAAGGCGGAAAATACCAACTTGGGCTCTGGAAACTCTGCGGGTCCGGTGACAAAAGCGAGAAAGTAACTTGCACCAAGAATCTCGACAGTCCGCAATATAGCAAAATTATTATGTGGATTATCAGAGTGCTAGCAATCATAACATGTCTCACGACGGCGTGGGCCCTAGCAAAATGCGCCTTTCAGGACGACAAACATTCAGTGGTCGTCGCCGCAGGATTTAGCGCTTTCCTTTCGCTCGTAACCATCATCCTGTTCTCAGTAGAAGTTAAAAACAAAGTTGACGCCGTCCCGATGGCTAGGATGACAGCTAAGACGAAGTATGGAGCAGGATACATTCTACAGATAGTAGCATTTATTTTATGCATTGTAGCAACCATATACCCATTCCTCCCTTGGTACAACGTCTGGCAAAAGAAGTACGACGAGAAGGACGATAGAGACAGCTATGATGGTAAGAACGATGATAGGGACGATGATAGAGATGATGATAGAGATGATGATAGGGACGATGATAGAGATGATGATAGGGATGCTAGGGACGATGATAGAGATGATGATAGGGATGCTAGGGACGATGATAGAGATGATGATAGGAATGCTAGGGGTGATGATAGGGATGATGATAGGGGTGATGATAGGGGTGATGATAGGGATGATGATAGGGGTGATGATAGGGATGATTACGACAAGGATGACGATAGGGTCAAGAGACACAGACATTCGGGTAAAAAGCACTCAACGAAGAAGCATTCTCGAGCACATGGTAGAGTTCATTCGCACTAAAGATATACATCAAAATCTTGATTAGATATAAATGATTAATCACCGAGACCCTACAACTGCCTCTATTATTGTTCTCATTATAGCATTCGTCCTCTCATGCGCCATACTTACGCTATCGAAGCCTATGTGGGTTCAAAAATCTAATAAACACGGCGTGTACGTTGTTTCAGCACCGCTTGTAGTCACATTCTCTTTTGTTTTTGCAATCGTCTCGGCGATAGGGACGCTTCTCTTCGTATCTGCGATGCGCCGAGATCCAGCGCCAATGACTCCTTATGGCGGATCACCTCTTGCGGCGAGGGCACGCCTTGATGGTAACGTGTATGGAATGCCATACGGGAGTACATCTAATCCGATTGGTATCGCACCAGGGGCACTTGGGTATTGAACTACGATGTATGACTTATATGGACACGCTATTTTGTACCTTAAAGGTATTTGAGCTATGAGAAATGTTATTAATTTCTCATAGGGGTAATGTAGATGGTATGAATCCTGACAGAGAAAACTCTATCCCTTACATTAATGGAGCACTTAATCTAGGGTTTTCTGTTATGGTAGATGTGTGGTTCGTTGGAGGAACCTTAGCATTAGGGAACCATCGCCCGCAGTATGGTATCAATGCTGAGTTCCTACGGAATCCACAAATTATCTGCAAAGCAAGGAGCGCAGCGACCCTTAACGCTCTTATGGATATGGACCTACATTGTTTTGCTAACGATCGCGATGATTATAGTGTCACAACAGAGGGATATGTATGGATATATCCTGGATGTGCTTCACCTCCTAGAGGTATTCTCTACATGCCTGAATTCAACTATAAGGATGTACGTGATGTTGCAGATATAGGGTGTGCAGGGGTATGCTCGAATTGGATTATTCGCATCAGTGAAGGTAGGAAAGCTATTCACGAAGGGTCTCCACCGTCTGGAGATGATGTAGAAGAATACGGAGACAATATTTCGGATCCGGAAATGTAGCTCGTTCAGATCCTATTTACAGCGAAATCTTTGAGTCTTACATTGTTCATTGCAAGATAGATATCGGGGTTGTACTTACTCCGCTTTGTAATAAAATCACTCCTTGTTTCTGGCCACCTTAAGAGATGTCCAGACATTACAACTGCGAGTTTCATAAACTTTATTATATTAACAGTTTAAAGTTATAGCTCTCTTTCTCAAATGGATCGTACTGCGGTAATCATTTCAGCTCGTCTTCCCTCTACAAGAGTACCAAAGAAGATGATAAAACCGTTTGCAGGAACAACCCTCATTGATATAGTGTTAGATAAACTCAAACAGTCGACTATAATTCCGACGGAAAACATATACGCATCTTTTTACGGGCAAGATCTGAAGGAGATCGCGGAACGACACGGTATTAACGTATTCCACAGATCAAGAGAATCAGCCGAAGATGCTGATGAACCAAAAGTCATATATGAGTGGTGGGATAAACTTCCTGCTCGTTTCCAACAGTTCATAGTTATCAATCCTTGTCTCCCTCTTCTCTCGATTAACACTATAGAGAAATTCACGCAAGCATTCCTTGCGTCTGAATCGAGTAGCATGTTCTCTACAATTGAGAAGAAGAACTATATATTCATGGAAGGCGTAATGATCAACCACTACAAACATCTTCCTCCACCAAATAATAAGATTATGAACACACTCTCTGTTCATCCGTGGCAGGAAGCCGCACACTGTCTCTATGCGGGTCAATTAGAGGATATCCAATATCCTGAATATCTTGGATCATTCGAAAAAACAGGGTCGCCTCAACTGTTCAATATTCCAGAAGAAGAGTATCATGCTATCGACTATCCGTGGCAATTTGAGCAAATCGAAGCTCTATACAAGAACCAACGGAAAAGTGTATGCTCTTTCGATATCGTACCAGGCAGGGCTGTTGGAGGAGACGCTCCAACATTCATCATCGCTGAAGCGGGTTGTAATAATCAAGGAAGTATTTCACACGCAAAGAAACTATGTCAAGCTGCTAAAGACTCCAGTGCAGATGCTATTAAGTTCCAGAAACGTACACTCGAGAAAGGCATGACAAATAACATGCGCAATGAAACTTACAACTCCAAGCACAGCTTCGGTAAAACATATGGAGAACACCGGAATATGCTTGAGCTTTCTCCCGACGACTGGCAACACCTATCTGCATATTGCGAAGGTATAGGATTGATTCTCTTTGCTAGTGTACGGGACGAAGATGCTTGCGATTTTATGGATGACTTACAAACACCCTTTTTTAAAATCGCGTCCGCAGATATACAATCACTCACTCTCATCTCGCATGTCAATAAAAAGAGAAAACCTCTAATTCTTTCCACAGGAATGGCTGGTATGACCGAAGTTTCTCTTGCTGTCAATATATGTACTGAACCGCTAGTCATTATGCAGTGCACAACAACTTATCCCTGTAAAGACGAAGATATAGACCTGTCATTAATCAATACATATATTGATACATTTGGGCATCGTGCAGTCATTGGTTACAGCGGTCATGATGAAGGAATTGAGCTCACTCTTGCTGCTGTAGGAGCTGGCGCGAAAGTGATAGAGAAACACTTCACTCTTGATAAAGAAGCCAAGGGGGCATACCAGTCCGCGTCAATAACTCCAGATGAATTAAAACATTTAGTGCGTGTCATACGCCGTATAGATGCGGCTAAAGGAAATGGAGTGAAACTCATCCGCGACTCTGAGAGATCATCTATCCCCAAAGCTCAGAAAGTCAATCGTTTACACTCATGATATGATAATAGAAGATGCTATCACCCTTTCCTGTCTTACGTATAAAAGTCCAGGTTCAGGAGTGTCACCCAATGAACTCAAATCATTCATTGGCAGAAAAACGTTCTACAAATGTCCTTACAGACCAATTGCTCAATTTAGACGATTTTGTATAAAATTTTCTTGTGGTAAATAAATGACAAAACATAGAAGTGTAAGTCGTAGAAGTCGCAGAAGCAGCAAAAGCAGCAAAAGCAGCCGAGGGAGTCACAAATCCCGCAAATCTCGGAAGAGCAGCCGCAGAAAGTCTCGTAAATCCATGAAGTCTCGTAAATCCATGAAGTCTCGCAAGTCAAAGAAGTCTCGCAAGTCCAGGAAGAGCAGCAGAAAGTCTCGTAAATCCAGGAAGAGCCGCAGAAAGAGCAGAAAGAGCAGAAAGAGCAGGAAGAGCAGGAAGAGTCGTAGGAAGAGCAGGAAGAGCAGGAAGAGCAGGAAGAACAAGAGTCGGAAGAACAAGAATCTGAAGAAGTCCCGTAAGTCCCGTAAATCCAGGAAGAGCCGCAGGAAGTCTCGCAAGTCTCGCAAGAAGACTCCAAAGAGCAGCCGTATGAAG